GCGGCAGGGGGTGCGGGATGGGGTGCGGGATGGACTGCGGAAAGAAGCTGGCAAACCATCCGGCTGTTTCAATACCTGAACGGAGAAGTGGACTTGGCAGCGATGCTGGCGAAGCTGGAGAGCGGGGTGAGGGGATGAGCGACTGTCCGAAACATTTAGGTTGTAACTGTGAAGCGATTGCCAAGCTACGGGAGGAAGTGGTCGCGCAGGCAATCAGGTGGCGCAAGACCAAGGATTACGAAAACGAAGAAGCAGATGCGCTATGTCACGACGTGGATGCGCTGCTCGCGGCGGAGGGGGAGAAGTGCAATGGCTGACCGCATCTTGACGTTCGAGGAGTTGCTGGAGAAGCTGCGCAAGAGTTATGCGCATTGTTATAATAGTGAAAACGCAGACCATTATCGCGGATATGATGCTGGTAAATTACGCGCCGCTAACGATCTCCAGCCCCTCTTCGATGCGCTGCGGGGGAAGGTGAAAGAGTGGCACAGTTCTGAATGGGCAAGAGAGGCAATCAAGGATTCCCGTCCCGCCGAAGACATTTGTGCCGACGAGCTGAATGCGCTGCTGCTGAAAAGGAAGGAGGGGGCGTGAAAGAATTATTCATAATCCTTTTCACCTTCTGGACGTGCGGTTCCATAGCTGGAATTTATGCGGCCTGGAAGATTATGACAAGGGGGCGTGATGCCGAAGGATGAGTTGGAGCGCATTTTGGAGAGCGTGGCGCGAGAACTTCTAAGAATGGATACCGGGGTTGATGAAGTGCTCAAGCGCCGCCTACTGCCGCTGCTGCGGGCGGGGGAGGATGCTGCTGTTGGCACGTCAGACTGGCCTGCTTATTGGGACGCCCTCAAGGCGGCGGGGAAGGATGTGATGCCAGATGACGATTTTCTATGATTGGTCAGGAGGGATGGAAAGTTCCGCCATGTTGGCGCTAGAAATCGAGCGCATCCGTGAAACTGGAGCGATAGTCCGCTGGGCTGATACGGGAAAGCACTTTCCCGAGATGTACGAATCAAAGCGCCAGATTGAAAGTATCCTCGACATCAAAATTCTAACAGTACCGCGCCGAATCACTTTCGATGAGTTTCTGTTTGAACGTAGTGGCATGATTCGCAAGGGAACTACAGATTGTTCGCGGCGCATGAAACGCGGGAACTTAGCTCGCCACATGAAGGCTTTCCCAAAGCCCTGGGAGGTCAATCTGGGATTTAACGCAAAAGAGGGACAGCGGGCGGAGGATTTTCAGCTACGAAACGAGCGTGACTACTTGCATTGGGAGTTCCCCCTAATACGGCGCGGAATTCACAGGGCATATACTTGGCATGTTTGTTGCGAAGCAGGATTCACCGTCCTAGTTGAGATGTATCAGAAAATGCTTGGGCGAATGGATTGTTTCTTTTGCGGCAACCAAACTGAAGCCCAAGCACTGAAGGTAATTGAACATTACCCCAACCTGGCGGAAGAGTGGGCGCAAGCCGAAGAACGCAAGGGACATTCATTTATGCGCACTCCGCTAAAGATTTTGCAGGGGAGACGAGCTGCTGAAGTATGCGAAGTGGGCACTGGATGCGGGTGCTTTGGTGGGGATGAAGATTTCGTAGCTGAGGAATTAGAAGAAGCAATCGGGTTATAGCCTGCCAAGCGGGGAGTAGGAACGAACGGGCGGAGGAGGGAAGATGCTCTTGCGAATGAGTGATTGGGACAATATCCGTGAAAACTTCACCGATATGGAAAAGAAAATGCTCAATGAGGCTATCACAGGCGAGACAATATGCCCGCGTGGTTGCGTTGTGGACGAGGAAAAGGCGGGCAGTGTTGGAATAAAAGTCAGGAATCTTTTGCGGGCGAGCGGGCGGAGGGAAGGTGAGGGATGACGAAACTTAAGGCGCGGTACATCGCGGCGCTGAAGGGGCTGCTGGATAAACCCGCGTTAAATGGCGCAGAGTTACGGGAACTTAGGTGTTTGGCCGTCACCGCGCTGCCCGCGCTGCTGACCGAGCGGGAGCAATTAGAAAGTGAACGTGACTCGCTAAAAGAGCAGTGGACCGCCCTGCAAGACAGAATCCATGCTGACTTTGTACGGCGTACTGAATTGGAGGCCGAGCGGGAAGAGATCGCGGCGGTGGTGGAGAGGATACCCCATGCGCGGTTATGCGATGGAAACTGTATTCGCTGCCAGTTCGACGCCCTTCTCTCCCGCATTCAGCAAAGCGAGCCGGGAGCAGCCGAAAGGAGCAAGTCATGAGTGCCAAGACACGCGAGCAGCGGTTGGAAGAGGCGTTGCGAAAGGAAACTGCGTGGTGGAACAGATTGCTGACACCGGAAGAGTTTCGCAGGCATCGTGAGGAGATAGACCGACATTACACGGCCATGGAAGCCTTCCTCGCCGCGCCCGCCGATGCGCCTTGTGAAAGTCCGATTCCTGAAACACCCATTGAGAGATATTTTCGGGAGAGAGGCGAAGCGCAGCCGCCGAGCGAGCCGCCCGCACTGGAGAAGCCGATGAGCAACGAGGAGCGGGGAATGAACGAATTCGAGAAGTGGTTTCAAGAACGCGGCCAACCTGAGCAAGAATACGTGAAAAAAATCATGGGCTTAGCGTATCGTGCGGGGGAGCAGGAATCCGCCAAGCGCCAAGAGGAGTTCGTAGCGATGCATATAAAGGGCGGTGCACTAGATGGGTGCATATGTGAACCCTGTATTTCTTCCCGTGGGATAGCCGGGGAGGCCGTCAAGAAGGCGCTGGAGGCGGCAGCGCAAATTTGTGATCGAGGTGCAGTACGGGAAGAAGGACTTTCCGAGCATGAAATTCTAGCTCGCATGATCCGCGCCCGCTCACCGGAGGCGATCTTGGGGGAAGGGAAGAAGCATAGTGGCTGATAACACTATCGATCCCAAGTTCTTTGATCAAGTCGCTCAGATCGCTCACTTCAGCTTCTGGGACAACCTCTCGACGAAGGCATGGCTGATCGGCCTGCTGCTCGGCCATCCGTTCATGGCTCTCGTTGCCGTCGGCCTCTGCGACCTGTGGTATGCCTCTTGGCATGAGTTCTACTGGGATCCTCGCCATGAGAATTCCGCAACGCGGGGGAGTGACATCCGCGACTGGAAGTTTCTCATGGGTGGATGGGCATCATGCTGCGCGTTCACATTCATTCTGTGGGCCATCGGTAAGATCACAGGCCGGCAGATCGTGTACGGTTTCTGAAAAATCACTTGCCAACGCCGTTCTGTGTTGCTACGCTCACCCTCGAAAGGTAGGTCATTCATGAAACGATCCATTCGCACCGCTTCCAAAGGACTTTTGGCCGTCGTGCTCTCGCTCGCTCTCATCAGCACCGGCTGTTCGGCTGCCTGGCTCAATACGGCCATCGCCGACGTTCCCGTTATTTTGCAGATCGTCACCAGCATCATCTCGATCGTCGGCATTGCCCAAGGCAACGGCGGGATTTCACCGGCCATGGCCGCCACACTGCAATCCGGTGCCAAGCAAGCGACAACGGATCTGCAGCTTGTCCAGAAGCTCGTTACCGACTATCAGACCGCTTCCGCCGCGAATAAGCCTACAGTCTTGGGCCAGATTGATTCCGCGCTATCGGCCGCCACGCAGGACTTGGGAGCCATCCTGACCGCCGCGCATATCGAGAATCAAGCCACGCAGGCGGCAATCACCGCCGCTGTGGGCCTCGCGTTGACGACCGTGCTGGCCATTCAGAGCCTCATTCCGGCGCCGCAGGGCGCTACCGCCGCGCGCGGACGCATGAGTGCATCTCCGGTGAAGCCGCTTACTCCAGCGCAGTTGAAGACCAACTTCAACGCCATCGTTCGAGCGAACGGTTACGGCCAAGTCGCCATCCAATAGGAGAGTTCCATGCCTCTCGAACTAAGCCGCGGGGGGCGCCGCTATGGCGCCTTTCGTGATACCCCCGACCACCGCGACTTGGGAATGACCTCTGCGCCGTTGGCGAGAGCCGAGGTACTACCTCCCAGCGTAGATCTTGAAAACCTCTGCGGTCCGATCCGCGATCAGGGAGCAGAAGGCTCTTGCACCGCCCATGCCGGCGTCGGAATGCGGGAGTTCCTCTATCGCTACTACGCTCCATACGAAAAGACTCCCGCTGAATCTCCTATCTTCTCTCCAGCCTTTCTCTATTACCAAGAACGCCTCCTTGACGGCACCCTCGACCAGGGAGATTGCGGCTCTTATGGCCGCACCTGTTGCCGCGCGCTGAATCAGTTCGGTGTCTGTCTGGAATCGGGGGAGCCCTACGTTCCCGGCCAGTTCAACATCGCTCCCACTGCCGAACAGTTGGCTGGGGCACTGCAATTTAAGGCCGGAGCGTACCACCGCATCGCTAACGTGCAGGACATGAAATCGTGCCTCGCGAGCGGCTATGTTTTCGCCATCGGCTTTACGGTCTTCTGGTCCTTCGAGAACAAAATCGGATGGGACGGTTTGTGGGAGCCCGACGCCTCAAGAGAAGATGTGTTGGGCGGCCATGAAGTGTTGGTCATCGGCTACGATGACTCAAAGCAGGCATTCAAGGTGCGCAATTCATGGGGTCCGTCTTGGGGCGCCAGCGGCAACTTCTGGTTCAGGTTTTCAGACGCAGCCGATACTCGGATTTTGATGGATGCGTGGATTCAGCACTTATCAGGACCCTGGAAATGACGAAAAAAAGATGTGCGTGTGGTTGTGGGGAACTACCCGCCATGCAGTTACACAACGGGAAACTGTGGGGATATTGTAAATACGCCAGAGGTCACAAACCAAAAACAACCCCAGCTTCTCTTTTGGCTTTGAACAGAGGTCGGATTACTTGTTGGTCGAATCCAGAACACCGCGCAAAGATGTCCCGCATATGTTCGGAAACGATGAAGAGAACGAATGCACGCCGGGCCGCTGGAGAGTTTCCTGAGTGGGATCGCAAGCAGAGCGAGAGGATGAAAATAAGAACATCGCAAATGTGGCGTGATGGCACCATGGCTCGCGCGCACCACCAACGATTCGGAATTTTCCGTTCTCGTCTTGAAGTTAGATTTTCATTTCTTCTAGACTTGTTAAAAATTAGATGGAAATACGAACCGAAAACATTCGATGTAAACTTGGACGGAAAGACCGTAACTTACACGCCAGACTTCCACCTAGTAGACAAAGACCATTGGATTGAAGTAAAAGGATTCTGGAGAGACGAAGAATCAAAGCGCAAGGTGCAGAATTTCATGGAACAGTATCCCGAATTGAAGTTTTCTGTTGTTCATGGAAATAGGAACGGTCCATTCGATACGATTTTAGGCCCTGCCTGGTGAATCCGTGGACGCGAAACCTTACGCTGAATTGAGCGATTTGGAACTTCTCGAACTAGCCGCATGGAGAGAAGCCCGCGGGGAATCCTTCGAAGGCAAGAGAGCGGTCGTCTGGAGTATTCAGAATCGCGTGCATCAGCCGAAGTGGTGGGGCAAAGACTGGCGGGGTGTGATTCTAAAGCCGTGGCAGTATTCCAGCTTCAACGTCAACGATCCCAATGTTGGGAAATGGCCTGCCGAGGATGATCCCTCTTTCATAGATTGCTGCAAAGCCGCAGAGCCGATCTATTCAGGACAGGACACGCAAGACCCTACCGATGGCGCTACGCACTACTATGACACCAGCATCAATTTTCCGAAGGCGTGGGGTTCCCAGAGCGGGTGGGTGAATACCTTGAACATTGGCCGGCTGAAGTTCTGGAAAGAAGCGCCGCCGGCCATCTTCCTCGACGCGCAGGACAACTAATCTTTGTTGACGGCTGCAATACTCCGCGGTTCCATGCCTCGCGGATAAAGAATGTCGTTATTGTTTCCGATGTGCTTGTGGGGAGGAAATTCATCCATCATCCATTCGATTTTGGTGACGAACTTGACGAGCTTTCCGTAGATGAGCAGCAGGCCAAAAGCGAAAGACATCAGTTTTAGGATGTCTCCGAACGTCACCGTCCAATCGAAGTGCATGACTTCACTCTCCTTCACTAAGGAATGGCTTGCTCATCCTTTCGGTGCGTCCGAGCGAAACACTCCCTTATAGAGAACTTCCTGGAAGGCGTAACTCTGCAGCCAGTGCCAGAGTCCATGCCCGATCGCAGCGACAGTGATGCCGGTAATCATGAGCGTTCCCGTCGCGGCATCGTAATTGTAGTGAATGCCGATGGCCGTGAGTGCCGCGGCCAAAACCGCAAAGGCATGCTTGGCTTTCTCGCCCTCGGCGGTCAGCCACGGGAACCATGACGCTTTCTTGAGCCATTGCAGCACGACGACCACGACTGCGGACAACGTGACCTGTGAAATCACCAAATCTTGCATAGCATCTCCTTTATGGCGGCGAAGTAATCTTCGCCCCTCCTGAAATTCTTGCCGTGCCTCCGAAGATCGCTGTAGCAATTGGCGCCGGATTCACGAACTGATAAGCTCCTGAGTTCCATGCACCACCAGAAGGGCGTGGGTTAACCGTTATCGCTGGATAGCTAACGATTTGTCCACCGCTTCCTGCAGTTTCTATGACACTGGCGATGTTGCTGCACAGAGCGGAATCGCTGGAGAACGTCGGGCAAGAAGCCGTCGCATTCGTTCCTGCTCCAATGGTTGACCCACCCGTAGTGGGCTGATACAGATTCCCAGTAACATAGCCCTGCGCGGTCGCTGTGGCTGTGGTCTGGAAAACATGCGTGCCGTTGTTGTTAATGGTGCAAGTTCCAGCCGTCCGGCACCAATACATCACGGCCAAATTGGTGCCGCAAAGGCCAATGCAGTTGCTTGCCGACCCCGCGAAATGGTTGTTCTCGAAAGTCGCTGCGCCGTTCCATTGCAAAAGGGGCGCATTGGGAGTTTCAAATGTATAACCGCAACTTCCGTCACCATCCGTGTTGTTGTAAATAAAAGCAGCTTGAGAAGCAGCGGCATTGGGGGCGGCATTAAGCCTCATGCATGCCAACGGCACTATCCCAAAGACCGTGTTCATGTTGTCGTAGGTCAGGTTGTTGAAAATGTAGACGTTTGTGCGCACCGCAAGGTAAACCTGCTCCGTCGTGGCGAAGTTATGGCGCTGGATGTTGTTATACCAGTAGAGATTTTCCCCCGTCCCTCCGTTGAGGCAATTCATCACGTTGGGATGCTGCGGGCCTCCACCAGTCGTGACCCCGGAGAAACTACTGTAGAGAAACTCGAAAAGATTATCGTGGTAAGAATGACAGTTCCCCGTGACGACGAAATTGGATAGGTAGCGGAAAACGTTGTGATGAACGTCATATGCGTGACTGCCGTTGATTCCCTGGCCGCTCGCGCACCCCTTTGCGGTGTTCCCGCTCCACTGGCAATTGGCGTCGTTGGGCGTGGGAAAGTGCGGACTGTCTGACCCGTCAAACACGTTATAAGCAATCACCCAGTAATCGATTACCGTTCCCCCGCCAAAAGTCTGTATGCAGGGGTAGTTGTCGGATGCCGTGCTCACCATCGTCCAGCCGTGGCAGTAGTTGTTGGTGAAGGTGACGTTGGTTATAGTCCCCCCTGGGATGTTCCACATTCCAGCGATGTTCGCCGCTGTGGAGTTCCAGCAGACGCCCTTCATCTCGAAATTGTCGAACGTAAGATAACTTGCGCCCAGGGAAACCATATTCTGCGCATAGACATACGTGCAACTGCCCACGAATGAAGTACTCAAGGCATTGTCGCCATTTAGAATGGGACGTGTCCACGAACCGCCCGTATACCATGTAGCGTCCACACCTATGTAAATCGGATTCCCGTTGGTTCCGCCCCAGGTCCAGTTCCACGTTCCCCCAATCAAAGGCGTTCCTGTTCCGTAATGCCAGGTGTCGCCGCCCTTAAAAATTATCTGGTCGCCGGCGGCAGGTCCGGCTGTCTGGTAGGTCAAGCACGCCGATCCGCAGTTCGGCATTCCCGGCGCATGCGCCCAGGACGTGCCTTTTGTCAGGCCGTCGTTGGTGTCTGCTCCGCCAGCCGAGACGTAGTGCGTCGTAGCCGAAGCTGAGAGCGCCCAGCCGAACAGAAGGATGAATAGGACTAGCTTTTTCATCGGCTCATGCTCAGTCCCAGCCAGTAGTAATCCACTTCCATAACCTGTGCCGCTGCTGTCCGGGTGTTAAGGTTGATTGCGGGAGTCAGCTTCACCGTGGGAACGTTTGTGGACTGCGTAACTTCCGTTCCACCGTCAATCTGGCACCCGATGGTCCCGTTGGCGAAGCGGATATGGTAGGTATGAAAATTTCCATCAACCGTGTCGGCTAAAGAAGTGCGAGTGGAAGTAGAAGCCGAGCGCGTAACGCACATGGAATGCGTATCGCCCTGAGTGGTGTCGAACCCGATACCGATAGCTGCCGAACACCCTTCTCCGCCAGAGCTTCCACAAGTGGAGACCACGCTCATGCCAACAAAATGGGAAGTTGTTGTCGTGGAGTTGAAAGCCACTCGGATATAGATGTCTCCCGTTGCGGCATTCACCGCATAGAGGTCCACTCCACCATTCGCTGAACCGGGCCAGAGTTGGGCAGGATTTCCGCTGACGGCTCCGGTTGTAACTTTATCCACGCCGTAAACTGTTCCCGTTCCAGTAGGCGTAAGGTCATGGGCGTAGGTGCCACTGTTCATCACCCATCCGAGACAGCCATTCGTATTGTTTATCAAGCACTGAAAATCATCGAAGAAGTACAGCCAGTTCGTCGGATCGAAAGTATACACAGGACTCGGCGAAGCCACGAAGGAAGGTGCGACTGCAGACCCGAAGCGCGGCCCGACAAACACCGATTTTGCCGCCTGTGTACCCAGCGTTGCCGTTACCGCTCCGGTGGATGAACTGTTGGTGTAGACAGAACCGTCACCGGACCATGCCGTGACACCGCCTGCAGCCGATGTCTGTGGATTTTGCAACTGGAATTGCGTGCCATCGTAGATCGCTACAGCGACGGCTGTGGTTGTCAGGTCGTTGGCGACCAGCGCCGCCGTTCCGAGCTTGGTGATGGTCTTGGCCGTCAAACCATTCACCGCCAGCGTCGGTCCTGCCCCGCTATTGGCCGCGACAGGAAGCCAGCTAACGACAAGGCCAGCGGTCAAAGCGGTTGCCGCTGGAGCCAGCGTGACCGTCTGTGCTTGCGCTGTGCCTCCGCCAGCCGCGTATGCGTTGGTGGTCAAATCCGCGTAGCTCTTGCTCGCCGTTCCTTGGCCGCCACCGCTTCCCACCACGACGGCATTATTTGCCAGCGAACCACCGCTTGTTACGCATGTGGCACAGGTCAGCGTCAAGGTACTGGTAAGCGCCCCACCGCCGCTCAAAGGTGCCGAAGTGTTCACGCTCAGGTTTACGGTATCCGCCGTAATGCTGCCCGTGCCGACCTTGGCCACTACCCCGGTATTCGACACTGAGAAGCCGTTGCCGTTTACTGCTGCCTGGAAAGGTTTCGCTGCCGACCCCGAAGCGAGATTGATGTTCAAGGCAAAGCCAGTTCCGGTGTTCGAGGCCGTGTCGGTGATCTTGAACATATCAGTGGCCGCGCCTGTAGCCGCGCCCCAGGTAAACGTCGTCGTGTTGGCGGCCATCGAAAGCGCCAAGTTCCCGGATGGATTCGTCAGTGCCGACCAAGCGGCTCCAGCACCCCCCGTGCAGGAGTTCCATCCGGGCGTTCCGCCGGCCGTTTCGGTCAAACAGAGTGTTCCTGCTCCCCCGGGAGCCAAAGAAGCCCAAGTATTCACCCCGGAACTGTATAGAAGGTAGTTTGCCGCAGCAGCGGCGGGCGCCAGTGCGTTAAAAGCCGCTCCGGCGGTGGTTTGCCCTGTCCCGCCCGCTCCTATGCCTACAGTGCCGCTAATGTCTGCGAAAGCCACCTGCGCCCATGCGGGAGCCGCGGAAACAGTCCCTGTCCCGGTCTGGGAGAGGTACATCTTCGTCGTAGTCGTGTTTCCGGCGAGGCGCGCGCCCGTGGGGCCTGTTCCTTCGTACTCGATGTCTCCCAAAGTGCTCATCGGGGAGATGTTGTTGTAGCAGGCGGAAGCAGTCGTCGCATTGCAACCGCCATTCGATAACGCCAAAACGCCGGTTACGCCACCGTTTCCGCCCGCTCCCAGGTTGATCGCCGGAATGTCGGCGCTGACCAGAGACCGAAAGGTTGGGTTGGCCGCGCCGCCGCTCGAAGGACCAGCCCAGATGACGTTGGCTACCTGCGTTCCAAACATTGCTCCGGTCACCGGCCCGCAAGTGGGAATGGAGTTGTCGTTGACTGCCGTCACGACCTGATTGGTGCAGGAGCCGACACCCGAGGCCGCAGAAATACTCTCTGTGACCGTGCCCGCACTATTCGTCCAGCGCACAAATCCTGTCGCCGCCGATCCGGGAAAGGCTACCCGGTAATCCGTGACTCCCGCAGGAGCGTAGAACGTGATGGAAGAACTTGCTGTGATGGAGGGAGCAGTCCCTTGCGTCAGAATAAAGCATCCCGCCGTGCCGCCGTTGCAGGTGCCACTCAGCGTCAAGGAAGTAGCCGATGCAGCCCCAGTCACGTCCACCTTGAAAAGGTCTGTGTTCGCTGCGGCGTTCTGAAAGTGAAGGAAATTCCCCGTGGGAGAGGTATCCGTAAACCGCCGCATGTAGAACGCATCGGCGGCGTTAGCTCCTTGGATGACCGTGTGGCCCGATGCGGCGGAATAGAGCCAATTGGCGCTTCCCGAAACGCCCGAGGAAGAACTCCAGAACGTTCCTTGACCCGCTGTCCCGGTCCCTCCTACCGCGCCCGCCGCGCAGGAGTTCCATGCAGCAGTCGCGCCATTCGAGACCAGGCAAAGCCCATTCGCGCCGATAGCTAGTCGCCCAGCGGTATTGACTCCTGTGCCGACGATGAGGTCGCCCGTGGAAGTAATCGGAGAGAGTGCGTTGAAGGCCGCGCCAGCCGTGCTCTGTCCTGTGCATCCGCTGGCAATCACGCACACGCCAGTTACATCGTTTACGAGACTCACTGCTGCAAACGTCGGAGCTCCAGCGGCATTGCCATGTAGAACGGTTGTCGTGGTCCCCAGCGATCCGAGAGTTGCGGCGGCTTGTCCGCCACCGCCAATGACCAGTTGATTAGCCGTGAGGGCCGCGGCGTTCGTTGTGCAAGTTGCGCAGGTAAGATTCCCCGTGGTCGCTGAAAGAGAAAGTGGCGCGGAAGCTCCAGCAGCGAGAGTTCCCGTCGTGTTCGGAAGTGTGAGCGTTGCTGTTCCGGCGGCCGCTTGTGGCTGAATGGTGATTGTGCCGGAAGTGTTGCCGAACATCTGCAGCACGCCAAGAGTGGTGTTCACGACGCCGATGCTCAGCGTGTTGGTGCCGTCGAAATTGAGGGCATTGCTGCCCGCGAAGGTTGAACCCGCTCCTTGATACTGGACGTTGTGCAGTGACCCGCCGGGAGTGCCTGTCCCTGCCGAGCAGGCAGACCAGGAAAGTTGCAGAGATCCGTTCGAGGATAGGCATTGCGTGCCTGAGGAATCCGTCGTCGGAAACAGCCACACAAGATTCGTCGTGGAGGCTCCGCCCTTGAAGCCCGCGTAGTTCGTGGCATTGGTGGACAGGAAGTGCAGTTCCACGAATGTGGCGATACCCGAATTCGTAAGACTCCAGACTGTTGCATTATTTGCGGCGTTACGACCAATAACCTCTGTGGCTGCGGTGTTATCGGGAGGAACGATTTGGATAGCATTCGACGCTGATGCTCCGTTTTGGATATTGAGGCCGAAAGTCTGAAAGTTGCTGAGTTTGAGAGCTTCTTGCCAATTCGCTGTGGAAGCGTTGACCCAGATGCCGAATCGGGATTTGAACGTACTGCCATTGATGACCCGGAGACCATCCATCGGATTACTCTGCGCGTCGGTAGCGTCAGCTTGCTTATTGTTCAGGTCAATTTCATTGCCAATACAACCCGAACCCGTAACCGCCGATTCCACTTGGCAGACGAAGTTGGCGCCCCATGAGTTTACGTTGTTGGCGAGATTTCTGGCTTGTCCATATATCCCAACTGCGGCGGTTGTCGTAGAGGAGTTCTGGATATATCCCGCGAGGCTATCGGCACGCTGGACTGTGGACCCAGAACCTACGAGAGAACCCCCCGCAATAGCATCTGTTGCGGCATTGGCTCCTTGGACAGCTTGGTTCTCCGTTGTCAAATTCACGCTATTTAGGAGTGATGGCAGGGATTCGTTCATCTGCGTGTTGGTGAACGTGCCCGCCTGACTTGACTTGAATCCATTTGGCCCGATGCTCACCGGCCCACCACCCGCCACCTGGGGACTTGTTATGCCAGACGTGAAACTGTAGATATCGGAAAACGATGTGGTGGTGAACTGCGGCCCGCTGGTAGGAGCTTGATTCACGCGGGCGTAGCCGCCGCCGTTCGAGCGGTACAGGTTGTAGCCTTGCACCCCGGCAATCGCCGTCCAGTTCACATTGATGGTCTGGTTGCCGCTGGACGTGGTGCATCCGCTGGACGGGGGAGACAGAAGGCCTTCTCCGCCATCCTGCCAGACCGGACTGACTTCATATGTCCATGTGCCGACTGGAACAGAGCCCCCGGCGGCAACCGCGCAGGTCGGAGCGGCCATTTGCGCGCCGTCCCAGAACAGGGTGTTCCCCGCCGGGAAATGCATCTGCTGGCGCATCTCAAGATTTCCGAGATTTGTAGCCAAACCCCCGGTGATGAATGGACCCCCGTTCATCGGCACGCTTTCAGAATTAATCAACACTTCCCTGTTTTGCCCCGCCGTTGCCGTGGTGACGCTGGAGTTGAAGAATGACAGGCCGGGGATGAGGTTCCCGGTGACAAAGCTCATTCCACCAGCAGGCGGGGTCGAGTTCACCACCTCAATGCCTCCCTGATTGCTCCAGTTAGCAACCACGGGGGTGGAAAAGTCCGCTGGGGTAATACCTTCGAGGTAGGTCTGCCCTGTTACGCCTTGCCCGGAGTACATCAGCAATGGGGTGCGTAGGCTCTGCGTCTGGACGTACTTCATCTGCACGAAGTTGATGCCGCCGCCCGCACCTGTGTAGTCCTGCGCGATACCGCGAGCGTTCACCCAAGAGTTCTCGAACAAGAAGTTTGCGCCCGCCGTGCTGTCTCCTATCCGCTTGCGGAATAACGCCCCCGGCGTGAGCGTTGACCCGGTTGCGAACGGACTTCCTCCGCTAATCAGCGAATTGTGAAACATGAATGAGAAGTCGCCGCGAGCGATGAAGCCAATGCCCATGTAATCGCTGTTGGAGGTTCCGCTGATGAATGCGCAGTAGTCGCAACTGAAGGTCACGGCGATGTCCAGCATCATCAGGTTTTGCTGGTTGCCCATGTTCCCCTGAAATATCACATGGTCGAAGTTCGTTCCCCCGCTGCCGGGAGAATAGATCATCGGGTTGCCAGCGCCATTAATCTGCTGTGCGGGAGTCTGCGCAAAGGAGGGCACACTCAAGGTTCCCCCGCGCTTGCCGTTCCAGTAGATAGTGCTGGGAATCTGGATTGTCTCGTAGACGAGCAAAGCTCCGTTCTGCTCGATGGTCGTTGGCACATTTGGCAGCGTCAGGTAGGAGTTGATGTAGTAGTAGGTGGTCGGAGTAGCGGGCGTCGGAATGCGGATGGTCCCATTCCCGTTCGCCGCCAAAGCCGCTGCATAGAACCCCGGAGCATCGTCGAACAAGAACGTCGCTCCGGCCACGGCGTTGGTCGCGGTATTGGCCAGCGTTACGGTGGTTGTGCCCGCCCCGCTGGAAATCGTCGTGGAGAGCCATTCATTCGTCGCGGAAACCGGAGGCGTATTCGGCACCCATGAGGGGAACGTCGTGCCGCCCTCCATCGTCGCCCCATAGTCATCCCACACCGGGTCCAGTACCTTGGTCACGCCGATCAGCGTCAGCGCCCCGCCCGTGCGCCCGTAAATGTAGTACTTCCAGGCGTTGGTCACTGCCGTCCAGGTGATGTGGTTGCAGACATACCAGTGCAGCGTGCCCCCGGTCGCCGCAGTGGACGCTCCCGCCCGCGTGTCCTGCCCCTGGGTATAGGCAAAGTGCGTCCCGTCAGTGACAGCGGAAACCACGAAGAATCCGTGGAAGGTGTTGTCGGACGTTCCCGAAACGTACACGATCGAGCCCACCGCCACCGCGCAGGTAGCCGCGCAAGTCACCGTGCTGGTGTTATTGGTCCGCGAGATGCTGGTGATGGAGACGGAATTGTCGCCCAGCGCCGCCGCCCCCGTAGCGGTCGTGCCCACGGTGCTCGCGGCAGTCACCGCTCCGTTCTTGGTCACTGCCACAATTTGATAGTTGTACGTCGTCGCCGCTGCCGCAGACGAAACCACCACGCCAATCCCCGTAGGTCCGGCAGTCTGCGAAGGCACGACCGTAGGCGCGCCAGGCGTCGCCAGCGTATTCGTCGCCCCCGCCCCGTAGATCACTACTCCGTCGCCATTCTGAAACGTGCTGGCCCCCGCGAGAGTTGCGGTAACTGACCCCGCACCCATCGTGGCTGTGGTCTGCGGCTGCGTATACACCGCACGCGCCCCGTAAGCTGTGATGTCGTAGGCTGGATTCGGACCCTTATTGGTGACGTTGGCGTTGAACTTGGAGGGTTCACCTACTGTAACAACTCCCGCCGAGTCATTGATGCTGGACGCCGCAAGCCCTCCAGCGCCATTGTTGATCTGCACATCGCCGGAAGTACCTGCCGGGTTCGCGCCACCCCCACCCGAAGCTGGAAATGTCGTAGGATGCCAGTTCGTTCCGTCGAAGATGAAAGCCGCATCGGTTTCTTTGTTCGGACCGCTGGTGATTGTCGGAGGATTCAGAAAATTGGCTGGCCACGCGAAGGTCTTTGTTCCCGTGCCGTCTTCGACGATGACAAACTGTGCGGTCGCGCCCGTCTGGATGTTCGGATTGCCCACCACGGAAGAGGTTGCTACGTTGCAGTTGAGCGCCACGGCGAAGGCGGTATTCGCCGTGGTAGGCGAGATCCCGCCCATAGTAAACGTGACGCTATTCGCGCAAGGAATGGTCTTGTAAATGAAAGCCCCGCCCCCGCCAGCCTGAGCGGGAAGCGGAGCGGCGCAGGCTTGCAATTGTGTGGTTATGTTCTGCGTCGCACCCGTAATCGTAATTGTGCAGTTGAAGCCAGTCTTGCCGTCTTGGGAGTTGATAGCAAAATTCCACTGGCTTGCGGGCGATCCGGTATGTCCATCCGTGACCTGATTGTTGTCCGCGAGCGAGAGCGTAAATTGTCCGAAGCTATTGCACCCGGAAATGACTGCCGTCGTCGGAAAGACGCTTCCCGAGATGGTAGGCACTTGCGTCGCCGAGGGCGAAGGGACGAAAGCGGCACTGCCTGCACAATTGGCGTAAATCGCTCCCGTGGGATCGAGTACCTGCGCGGAAACGGCCGTCATCCCTGATTGCGCGCGCGCGGATGCGCCGAATCCCAGCAGGAACAGCAATGCGATGAGCAGTCGCTTCATGTTAATCCTGATCTTTTCCGCGTCCCGACGTGCTTCTTCCTCGGCCTCCGCCACCCCGCATATTCGTCTGCCGGAACTGGCGGACGATGGGTAAGACTTCCTCGCCTTCGGGGAATTCCTCATTGCCGGACGAGAACGGCGTATACATCTCCGGGTCGGTTTCCGTGTCCATCGTCTCTTTCAGCCGGCGTTCGAAATTCGATGATGCATCTGTAGGACTGCTATTGTGTCTCATTTCGTTCTCCTATAAAATAGCGGCTGAAAGCAGTAATCCATTAGAGGTGGACCAATGCCCAACAAGCGTGGATCGTATCAGGTCCAACGTCATGTCGTTTTTCAGCCGCTTGATGATTCTTACCGTCTTATTCCACTTACGCAAGGCCAGAATGCCATTGTTGATCCAGATGATTTCGAATTTTTGAACAAGATGAACTGGTGCGCAGTATGGAACGAGAACACGAAAAGTTTTTACGCTGCACGAGGAATTCATGAAGGCAGAACAACGCGCACTATCAAAATGCACCGAGTTATTCTCGACTGTAAAGAGGGAGAAGAAGGCGATCACAAAAATCATAACACGCTTGATAATCGCCATCGGAATCTTCGAAAGTGCTCTCATGCCATAAACATGAGAAATCAAAAAATCTGTCGGGATAGCAGCAGCGGCCACAAGGGAGCTATCTGGCACAAGAGATTGGAAAAGTGGCAATCCTCTATCCGATTGAATGGAAAACTCATTCATTTGGGATATTTCCCCTCCAAAGAAGAGGCCGCAAAAGCCTATGATGTGGCAGCCAAGATTCACTTTGGAGAATTCGCCCACTTGAATTTCCCTCCTCATGAAAATGAAATTGTCACGTCTGCTGCCGTGCCCGTGGCCAGTGCATAGGACAAGCCCACGGCGAAATCCAGGTAGTAATCGAGCACCGTAATCTGCGACGTGGTGTCAATCACCGCAAGGACCGTTCCCGAAGCGGCGGTATTGTCATACAGCGTCAACACGTTCGAGGCCGCGCCTTTCGTGTTGATGGTCACGGAAAAAAGGCTTCCTGGGGCGCTTTTCAGCACGCCGCTGCCGTTGGCGCTGATATGTTTGTAACCCGCCCCGGTGATTGGTTGTCCCGCCATTATCGCCTCCCGCTTCTACGACCTTTGCGTTTGTGGATGTACTTTCCGTGCCGTTTGAGCCTGTGCGAACGCTCCATGCCGAAAGCTGCGCCCGCCGCCTGTTCTCGAGTCTTTCCCTCGCGGCGCAAGACCTCTATCTTTTCAGAGACGCGAGTGTTTTTCGCTCTCTTGCGCTTGCTCACGCGCTTGCGGGACATGACCTACCTCTTGCCGCCGCGGCGCCCCTTACGCTTCGCATGCCGGGACTTTTTCCGTCCGTGTTTGCGTCCCATGCGCTGCATTTCCTTCTCTTCGCCGTAATCCTGCGCGGCGGTTTCGCCTGCAGGTGCTTGATCCGCTTTTCCGAATCTCATTGTGGTACTCCTTTCGTAGCCCACTTCAGAAACTTCTCACTGGTAAGATAAGCCTTTGCCACTTGAACTGCAGCAACTCTTTCTGCGGCCGTCAGTGCGGCCCCCGCATTGCCATGAAGAAGGTCCAAAACGAACGCCACGACGGCCATTCCTGTGCCCCAATGACCCATCGTCCGCATTCTCTGCGCGATGCCTTCCTTGACGAATTCATGTGCGTCAAACGGCTTGCCACTTGGCCTTTCAGGAGGCGCAGGAATGTTCACGGAAACCGACTTGGGTATTTCGGCTTCCGGCACCTCTGGAGGAACTTTCACCTCAGGAACCTTTGGCGCGGTTGGCAGGCTTTCAATCTTTCTTTGCGTCGAACGCAATTCCCCCAGTAGATTCGGATCGGTTCCAAAGGTACGTTTGCGAGCGATGATGGGAATGGCCGCTTCGCCCTTCTTTCCAAGCAAAATGTCGGCAACTTGGCGATACACGGGAATGCCCATCTTGGAAGCGACTGGAGAACGTAATATCTTCCAGATTCGCGGCAACGGCGATCCCGAGGAAATGTCTCGCCAAGTGTCCATGTAGTCGGAATAGTCCTTTTTCAGCGCGTCGTAGGATTTTACCGCGCCTTCACCACCCGCATCCTTGATGGCTTCCTTGATTTCTCCATCCACCGACTTCTGGACTTCCTTGAGTGCGTTGCGTACGTCATTCGGCAGGCTCTTTTCATAGAGAGCATCATTGATTTCCGTGAAATAGCCCCGCAACTGGTCTACGGGTATCGTTTGTCCTTCGAGCGGTCGCAATCCGCCATCGGGGGTCTCAACCATCTCTTTCAGCCGGCCAAGAATGCTGTTGAAAATGGGTACGCTGGACTCGGTACCCTTTACCAGAGCCTTTCTCGCCTCGATAATCACGTTTCCGACGGTGCTCAGATCCGCAGTGAGTTTGCCATTCGGGGCCTCGTCACTCACCCCCAGCACTTTTTTGCGAAAATCGGTCCAGCGGTCGTCGAGCGACTTCCGTTCGGCCCTTTCCGCGATGTCCAAGTTGTCGGCCACCTGCTTGGCTTTGCGGTCCTTTAGATCATTCAAACTGCGTTCCGCGCCTTCGGCCCGAGAACGGGCAATCTTGGCTTCCTGCTGCTTGGCGACCGCACTTTGCAGTTTTTCACGCCGGGCAGTGCGCTTCGCCTCGACAGCTTCCTTGGCCTCGCGCAATTCCGTCTCATGCTTGGAACGGGCTTCGCCCAGACGGCGCGTAGCTTCTTCCTTCGTCTCCGACACTTTCTTATCGTATTCCTTGAGTTTTTCAGCTTCCGCTTCTTGGGCCGCTTTGCGGGCTTTTTCGACCGCATGGAGGTCTCGATCAGCGATTGAGCGAACCGTCGCTCTGGCGACCTTGCCAGGAGCTTCCACGGCCTTTCCCGCCGCTTCCGCGACCTTGGCAGGCAATTCTGGCAGTTTTCCGGCTATTTCTCGGCCTTCCGCACCCGCCGCGATCATGGAAGTTGAGCCGAGCAGTTGGCCTAGAGCTGCGGCGATCTTCTTGGGGTCTTTCTTTTCATCTTCGGTCAGAGCGGACCACAGGCTTTTCCCGCCCTTTTCGACTCCCCCCGCAAGAGCTTCCAATGGGTCGGTGATGTGCGCTGGGTCTTTGGCCGTCGCTTCCATCCAGCCAGCCGTGCCTTGCATCATGTTTTTGATGATTTCGATGGCCTGTATTCCTGGGCGATTGGCGCCGATGCGTTGCAGCCTTTCAGGGTCCAAGCCCATGCCTCTGGCTGTTCCCATGCCCGCAATGTCGAGCAATTTTGGCTCAGTCGGCGCGCCGACTTTGACTTCAACCGCTCCCCGAGCCCGAGCGCGGATAAGGTTCTCCCGGGGAATGTTCCACGTGGAACCATCCGGCATCGTTACCCGTACTGTCGGACTCTCTTGAGGCATTACGGAACCTTGGTTCCCCCGAGATCGGAGAGGCTATTCCCCTCCGCCATCTTTTCGAGGTACTTCTGAATCATCGCTTTTGTTTTCGGATCGTCAACCATGGCCCCTGTTTGATAGACGGTCTGGTCCCAAGATGCCACCTGCCGCGTCGCCCCTTCGAGCATTTGGTTTCTGACTTCTTGGCTCAATGCCCCGCCAGTGAGGGCTCCGTTAACCATGGCAATGGCTTTGTCATCCCATCCGCCTTGGTGCAAAAACATTTCTACCATCTTCGGAGAACCGCGGAGAGCTTTCGGGTCCACGCCGAACATCAACTGCATAAAGCCTTCTGCGATCATCAAATCGCCCGGTCGTGTGCCCTTTCCTCCGGTGAGTTCCGCTTGGGCCACTTCCTGAGCGACCGTCTTCAGGAAGGAATGCCCGACGATGCCGCGCTTGACGGTTTTGAACACCTCGTCGCGCTGCTTTTGCAGTTCCCGGATGTCACTGATTTCCAGTGCGCGGTTGATGGCATCCGCGTTATGTCTTGCCGCGATCGTTTCCTTCTTTTCCTCTCCGAGTTCTTGGGCCTTGCGATAGGAGGCCAGTTCGTCCTTCAGATTTTTGGGCAGTGTAGGGTCATCCACGCTCCACGTTTTACCCTGTTCGTCGGTGATCTTCCACGGCTCACTCGTTCCCGGTACGGGTTTGATGTCGATGGCCTTGGGCGGCTTCCCCGCTGCTTCAAACTTCTGATATTCCTCGGCGGTTCCTTTGGGATGTCCCGCGCGCCACAGTTCCAGCACGTTATTGATTTTGGGCTGCGTCTCGGCTGGCAGGCCAAGAATGCTTCTGTAATCTTCCGGCTTCAAATCAATTCCTTGGGCCTTGGCCGCATCGCGCAGGGAAGAGATTTTCTGTTCGAGTGCGGCTTGTTCCGTGTCCGGCGTCAGTTTCAGGCGGCGTAACCGCTCCTGAGCTTCATCGAGCGAGACGGTCTTTTCCTTCATGTTCAGGGAATCCATCAACTGCTTGAGCTTGGCGGCCTGCGCGTCGAGCTTGCCCTGGGCCACCTGTGACCCAGCTTCGCCAATTCCCTGAAATAGACTGGCGAGGTTAATTGGACACCTCCGTATTTTTCCCAAAATGCTCTTGTTGATACAAAAACGACATCCTGTTGTGAAACCACCTATGGTAACTGCTAGTACAAATCAACAAATTGGCATTTCTGTATCTTACGGCGTTTTTTCTTGCCTGCGAGTCATGTCTGTGAGTAAACCCTGTGTTAAACGGCTTCAAGCAATTAGCGCAAATCTTGTCTATTGGCTGAACCAATTTTTTATAGGAATGGACTTTTCCTGTCCACCGATTAGCGCAAAGGCGGCTACAAAAAGTTTGGGTAGCATGTTTCGTTGTAACCATAAAGTCTTTGCCACATGTAACGCAATTTTTACTGGCGAGATTCATTAGTCCCATACCCCCGTATCACTGGACGGCGCGTTTGGTGTCGTCAAACCAGGCGTTCCCGACTGTTGAGCGATGATTTGTTCCAAGATTTTCCCCGTGTCCGAGGGAATCCCGCTCGTGTCGGGAACCTGATTCGGCGTTTCTCCGCCACCGCCTCCCTGCAGGAGTTTCAAGATCGGAGTCACGTCCGTGTTTCCACCCATGGCCTGCAGGAGCGCCTGCGCGTATTCGATGGGCAGTCCCATTTGCTTCATGATCAACTGGAGAGCCATCTGCTGCTGCTGCAATTTGTAGGGCGCGAGCGCCTGCGTTTCGGTGGCTGCGAAGATGCCTGGCGCCTGCGCTAGTCCGCGCGTGGCCATATCCGCCTGCACGAGATTCCCGACGTTCTGTAGTAAATCTTGGCCAAGAGGCTGTTGCGCGCGGCTGACCAGTCCCGCCAGTTGTTCAGGAGTCAGGTCGGCGTACTTCTGTTCCGCGGACTTCAACTGGTCCGTCACCTTGCCGCGCTGAATCATGTTCATGAGGTTGCCGAAGAGTCCCGCACCAGCCGTGACGCCTTCGATGGCCGGCGCGGCACTCTTGAAAAATCCTCCGACTTTACCGAGTATGTCACCCATAAATTTCTCCTAGCCGAAAGCAGTGCTGGTCAATCCTGTTCCCGTTGCCGGATTCGTCGCTGCATTGCCAGCAGTGACAGCGATACTCGAATCCTTTCCTGTAAGTTTACTGAGCAAATCTTGACTCGATGCACCTATCCCAGGAGCTCCTGCCTGACCAGAAAGAAGTTCAGCCAGTCTCATCCATGCATCCGGTGATAGCGAACCTCCTGTCTGCGCCTGAATGTTCGGAAACTGCGAGGCCAAGGCGGTTTCCTGTGTCTGCCGCGTTTTCAGTGCATCGGCCGGACTTGGTGCTGCAGGCGTTGCGGGCTTTGGCGCACCCGGCTGATTGGTCAGGGAATAGAGGCTGGTCCCAATACTCACTGCCGCAGAAGTACCCATCAGGATTTCAGCGATGAGCGGGATAGCTTCCGGCATCAGACTCTCCCCGCGCAAGCGACTTGGGCATTCGGCAATTCGAATCCTCCGGCCGCTTTCACGATCTCGATGAGCGCCTTTTCCGGGGGGCGCGTTGGGTCGGCCCACACCATGTATCCGTAATAGCCTCTTTCCTTGATGGCCGCCACCACCGTCAGTAAAAGAGCGCGCACATCGAGAGGATGCGCGTACTCGGTCGAACACAGCCGCAGAAGGATTACCACGATGTGCGCTGGGGCGGCGATGAGCAAAGCAACGATTCTGCCGTCGCGTTCCACCACCCAGATCCAAGAGGGGTCGCACATCCCCTTCTCAAATCCGGTCTGGAGTTCGGAGGGCAATTCCTCGCCGAGTTTGAAGTTTCTAACGTTCATGAAACCACCAGACTTGCTCCAATTTCCTTACTGGTGATATGCGCCGTAAAGCGGTTGAGTGTCAACTGCCCGCTCCCGCTGATTATGGCACTGAAGCGCAGCCCGTCGAGCATGAAGGAAGCGAAGACCTCGAAGTCTCCCGCCAGCGGTATTTTGTAAGCCTGCGACGGCTGATTCGAACCGTTCACCACGGGCGTAACCGTCAAAGTCCCGAGAGAAGCCGTGGCGATGACGCGGATCGCCACTCTCCGGCAATTGAGTTTCTGGTCCGGAGCCTGCGAAAAGAATTCCGGCAACTTCACGCTGAAAGATACTTGCGAAGGGCTGCGCGCGCCTGTTGCTCCCACATCCCACAATTGATCCCCCGCCTGCCAGCGGGAAAGACATCCGTCGGAGAAGCCTCCCAGAATCGTGACCGGATTGGCGCTGACTGTCTTGAATTGCGCGCCCGTTGAAATCGGGAAGGGCAGGTCAATCGGCGCCGTCCAGGCTTTCAGTACAAGGTCGTAGCACAAAATTCTGGTGAGTTGGCCGTTGCTTGCGCCGATGGGGATAGCCGCGCAGTACATTGGAGGATTGGCGGTTTGAAAGCCCCAGATCACGCCCTGCCAGTTGGAATCCAGCGTCGTGATGTCACTTTCAAGAAAATCTTGCGTGGGAAACAGGTAAGTGCGGATGTCCTCGCTGGCCACGCGGTCTTCCACGCCGTCGAATACCGCGAATCCCAAATGGCTGAAGCGCATGATGCCGAAGCCCGGCACGAACTGAATGCTTCTCGGCGCGATGCACCCCATATCGCTCTTGATGCGTTGAATCGTGAGGGTCGGCGAGCCGAAAATTCCGACAATCTGATATGCGGCATAATTCTTGAAGACGATGAGCGAGCCTTCCGGCGGAATGCCCTGCGCGGTGATGGTAAACGAAGCGAGTCCCATGCCTTCCGTGCCGTCATCTTTGTCGAGGAACGCCATATTGATGGGATTCCAGGAAAACGGGTTGTTCACGTCGCTCATGCGCAGCGCGCACGGCCCGTCAATGCCCGAAGCAGTATTGCTCGTCGCGGTATTCAGCATGCACAGAGAACCCGCATAGACGGCCACATGCCCGCAGCCGGGAGGAGCGGGTGCGGCCGTGTTCACGAGCCCAGCTTCGCGCCAGAGAATCGAGCCGTCACCCACTTGCGCTCCCGTACCAGTTGGAAACGCTGGCTGCGCGGCAGCGGATACTCCGCCCTGCACAGCGATGTAGTAGTGGCCGTTGGATACCGTGGGAACACTCACGGAATTGGCCGAATAGGCTGTGGACGCCGACCAAGCAGGAAACGCCGGGGTAAAAGAATTGGTGATGGGCTGGGCCGTGGTGGTCGAAGTGCCGCCCGAGGACGCTCCTTGCCCGATGGCTGCAAGATTTCGCACTTTGTACTGCGTAGGCGAAACAATCTGAATCGTGGGTCCGACGTAGTTATAGGAAGAGTTCCCCACTCCGGCGATAAGCGCATTTCCGCCTACAACCAGACCATGCGCCGTTCCCGTCGTTACGGTAACCACGCCGAAGGCATCCACGGTAATCGCCGTGATGGCGGCAATCGTCGCGGGATTCGTCGGCGTCGTGGGATCGGAGAAAATCTGCGGCGCGAAGCCGTTGCCTAGCGCCATGACCACCCGGTTTGTAAACTCCACCATCTGTGGGATGAAAGTTACGTTGTTGGGAAGTCCGCCAGAAGGCGTCGGTGAAGTGCCTGCCCCGCCGCCTCCTATCGCACCTCCTCCTCCTGTGCCTCCGCCGCCGCCGGAGCCGCCGCCGCCACCACCGTCCAACGCCCGGGGATCAGCGGGAAACAGAGCCGCGATGTTGGAATTGTCGTAAGAGACCGGAAGTGTCGCAACCGCTCCGAAGATGGCCGGCATTTTGTAGAGCGCGGTCTGTTGCGTGTTGTCCGCTACCGGAGGAGCATTCCCCGTAGTCACCGTTCCACTTCCGCTTGCTTTGCCTCCCGGAAAGCCATTGGGATTGTTGGTCGTGAAGTGCGTACTGTCTATGATGGATCCTACGGTGTAGGTGCCATTGAACGTCGCATCGTGGACTCCTGCGGCCGTCACAATCTGGCCAGCCGCGATCGTATTGGGAGATGTCGTCGTCCACAGGAGATAACTTCCGAAGATGCACTTCACGCCCATTGCGGGATAGGCGAGGATGCTGAATGTCGCTCCGGCTAGAGTCGTGCTGCCGTCATCCACGAAACTGACCGTGAGCGCCCCAGGAAGCACTTGCACAACGGGCAATACGGCAGTGGGGCTTCCCGTCAGCAGGGTTTCCGCCCCTGAAGAAGTGGAGCGGTAGACGTTGTACTGCGAAGCGTTGGGAACGATATTCCACGTCAGCGTGTTTTTCCCGTTCGCTCCGGTGGCGATGCTGGCTTCATTCGAAGCTGTCGTTTCTCCGCTTGCGCCGTCAATTGCCGTCACCTTATAGAAATACGTCGCTGCGCCAAGACTTCCGCCCGCCGCCGTGGCCAAAATCAAATTCTGCGGAGCGCCGAGCGGCACATCCAGAGCCTTCAGCAGCGCGAGGTAGTAGCGCGAAACGCCCGTGGGGGAAAACAGGAAATCGCACATGACTTTGCCGCGGCCCGTAGCCACCGTTCCCTGATAGGCATGGACGAGTTGCGAGCCGTCACACACGTCCAGAGCCCCGCGCGAGTTCAGGATAAGATTCGAGCCGCGCGGGAAAGTGCCCTTCGGCTGGGTATACGGGTCCGTCGAGGCATTCATCCCTTTGATGAACGGCGCCGTCGGCACGGGTTTGTAAGAAGGGCTCATGGAATCAAAAGTTGGTGCTCCACAGAATCAAGATAGGTCTGAATTTGAAAAAACGTGACTTCGGGACGCGCAGTCCTGATTCTGCCGATTGCCTCATCCTTGGAAATTCCCAGAGCGCGCAGAAGCGCGTAGCACATCGTAGGACCGCGGTCATGTCCCGCCGCACAATGCGGAAATACCTTTGTCCCTGCGCGAGTCAGGGCTTCAAAGGCGAATCGGATGCCGGTTCTGTACTGACCTGATGGCCGTGGTGAGCCGTCGTCGAGTTGCGGAAGCCAGAGCACGGTCACTCGTGAATCGGCAAGCACGTTGTCGTCGTATTCTGCTCGCATGTCAATGATGTGAGTGACCCCATTGGCGACCAGTTGAGAAATATCGTCCACAGAGGAAATACCCCCGCCTACGGCAATTCGTTCCGTCACCCAGTTGTAAGACACGCTCATTTATTTCCCTTCTAACTGCTTTGCTCTGCCGATTTTTCCGTAGTGCTTGCTTCTCTCAAGCAACTCTGGATTTTTCCACGCCTCGATATTTGATCTTCGGCACTTTTCTTTCCATTCAGGACTGCCGCGTTTCGTCTTCTCGTGTGGCACAAATCTTCTGGGAGCCGACAAGTATTCTTTAGCCTTTGTATTCCAATCGGCATCCATCTCCACAAGACTGATTGCGATGTTGCAAATACAACAAAGCAATCCTCGAACTTCTTCTGTCTCGTGGTCGTGGTCAATACAGAGCCTTCTTCCGGAAGGATCTGGTCGTTTGCAGATGGCGCACACATTGTTCTGGTCTTGGAGCATTTTCTTGTAATCGTCCACTGAAATACCGTATCTGGCAATGTTATTTCTCAGACTTCTTTCTCTTGATAGTTTGCGGGTATGCTCCGCTGACTGAGGGGAACGATAGGCCGACTTTGTACAGTCTCCGTTTCTACATTGACGGCATGTGTGGCGTCTTCCGGCACCCATTTCTTGTGCGTGGAAAAATGGAAAGTCTTCAAGTGGTTTAGGAATTTTACATCGTTTACACAATCTAAATGCAGTCATCAAAACCTCCAAATAGATTGTAGAAGCGAGCCAACTGAGAGTCCAATGAATAAGGCCGGAACGATCCAACCACCCCCGAATGATGGAAGTGTCTCAAGGGAACTGCTTTGCTCTCCTATTTGACGAGGACCGACGGTCACTTTGTTGCTTCTCATCCAGTCGCTCATCTGCTTGATGAAGCCCTCTTCGAGCTTCGAGTAGTCGCCCAAATTCTGTTCCGCGAGCTTCATTCTTCCCAGCGCGTACTTGAACAAGAGCGCATTCCAGCCCAGCGGCACGGGCAACACGCTCAAGGAATTCCCTGGCTGAAACGTCGGTGCGTACTGCTTCCAGCCCTGAAAGAACAGGTTCATTTCGGCGACCGTAGCTCCCGCCGCAATGCTGGCCTGCGTGGTGCCAGAAAGGCCCGCGATGACATTCTGGAGCACGTTGCCTACAATCCCCGAATAACTGACGACGACAGTACCGATTTGCGCAAAACCATTCGTCAAGAGAAATCCCGCTGCGGAAGTGAGAGTTGCGGTTGTATCCCCGAGATTGAATGGCGCAGCGAGCGTCGTTTTTGCCGCCGTGCGCGAAGGCTGCGGCCAAACCTCCAGCATCATGCGGTCCGTAAAAAGAGATGTGGCCACCGAAGCGAGAATTGATGCCGTGATGGCGTTGCGGCGGAAGTAGTTTCCCGCGTCGTCCATGGCCAGCGGATAGCCGTCGTACCACACTGTAGAAATTCTCTTCCACTGGCCCATGATGATGTACTGCGGAACCTTGGAAGTCGTGCCGATGCCTCCGTAATCGAGCAGCCCGCCACAGACTTGGGAAGCGAGCTCCAAGCCGCGATTGATCCAGCGGTAGATCGAAGAAGCGTTTACGGAACTGCCGTCCGTATCGGGAAGATAGGCGCTATTGCGGAGCGGCGGCACCGCCGTAAGCCCAGGAGCGGAAATCGTGAACGGCAATACGCTCGATTCGGAGAACTGCTGTTCGCTTCCTGCGGCGCCCCCGGGCTGCGTCAAATAGACGCGGATGACCGAAGCACTTGGGGGAATGGACGGCCCGGTAATTTGGATTCCCTGCCCCGCGCCAACTACCAAGGCACCAGACTCCGCTCCCTGCATGGTTTCACCCCACGGAGTCCGAAACGTGTAATTCGCGTAGTAGGTTCCCGCAGGAAGCGTGGAACTTCCGGGAGTGACGACGGACGCGGCAATCTGCGCCGTCGGCGTGGGCAGCACTTGCGGCTGGTCCGTTATCGCTTCGCGGACATCCTGGATGAGATCGCCGATGATCAAAATCTTTCTCCCTGAAAAGCAACGGGCCGAAAGCCGGTTTCAGCCGACTTCCGGCCCGAAGGAGGAGTCACTGCCCGATGAAAACTCTTTACGGTTCGACGGCGACTTCCCAATCCATCGTGGCCGTCGGCGAAGTCCCTCCCAAGGTCGTCAAGCAGTTGAACACGGTCGCGCCGTAGTTCAACAGGCATCCGGCCGCTCCGGCCGCCGCAGCCGTGTAGTCCAGCAAAATGTCCGCCAAGAAGTCCACATAGGAAGTCGCGGAGATCGTGACCGCCGTGCCCGGATGGAAGTTGTCGAGTTGGACGGTGTTGGTGCCGTCTCCCGCCGTGAACGTGATGTCCACGACGGTTGGCGAGGTGCCGCCTCCGCCGTAAATCTTCGTCCGCAGATAGCCCCGGCAACAGGTCGGAGAAATCGAACCTGAAGTGGGCAGCGTATTTGTCTGCTGTCCCGTGCCCGAGAGCGCGATGCCCGTCTTTTGGAGTAGCTGCATTCCTACTCCACCGAATGTTGCCGCTGAATTGACGATTGCCATGTTCGCTCTCCCTTACTGCACAAGTTCTGTCGTGATGCCCTTCCAATTGACGAGCACCAAATCTTTCCGTAGTTTTTCTCTCTTTTCCAGATTCTTTGCCAAAACTTTTTGGCCCGTCTTGCCGATTAGTTGCCGGAAGGCAAGCGCAACGTGCGCATGTTTTTGTTTGATTATGAAGTACGGGAAGCATCCAAGCAGAATGGCTTCCGCTTCTTTCCCGCCTACATACCAAACCAATTCTTTCTTCCACGTGGGCTTCGGATTGGCTTTGCGGACTGGTTTTACATTGCCGCCGCCAAATGTTTGCTTGCACCAGACAATCAGCCGCGGGTCGCAATTATAGACTCGTACTTCAAGTAAATGCCTTGAATAGCCGCCATTCCCAGGCGAAGCCTTTTGCACGTCGATTCGAATCGTGCCTTCACCGTCAATGTAGGCTGCGAGTCGCGCCCAGTCGATTTCCGAGATTTTGTTCAACTCTTTCATTTGCTCCTCCGTGCCTATTTTATCACGGCACGGTGTCCAGAACCCCCGCTAGTTCTGGTTTGTTATTTTGCAATGCATACGGGGCGAAAGGTTGGCAAGCTGCCATGTTAAATACATATTGCTTACTAAGACACGTTGATTACTTGGTTTTACCCATGGGTCAATCACGAAGTAGTCCGCCTCGTGGAACACGGGGAAGAGGTACTTCGAATTCAGGATGTAGCTGACGTTCGCCGGACAGTTGCGGTCGGCCAGAACGACCGCATTGTTGAACAGGAAGTGGTAACGGAATCCGGCCTGCAGGGCTTCCTTGTCCTGAATGTTCGATTCGTAGCGGACGTTGCCCATGAACACGCCCTTGAATCCCGCGTAGCGCGTGTTGTCCATGACCATCAGGTCCGGCTCGTCGTAGCCGAACACCGTGGACCAGTAGGCCGCATCGGCATTGGCCGCCGTCAGTACGGCGTTGCCTGCGGAGACGTTGGCCTGCGGCCGCCAGAAGGCATTGGCGGCCTGCGAGCGGTCGATGCCCGCGATGTTGTTGGTCGTCAGGCCAACCCAGGAATCCACGTCGTCGATGTCGATGGAAGAGTTTTGCGGCGCGGTATGCCACAGGGAGCGCGCGAGCTTCTGCATGAAGGAACCGCTGGCCGTCTGGAACTTCTGGCGCACGATGTCCACGCCCGCGTAGCCGCCGCGCCCAAGGATGATGTCGGTATACGGCAGCACGACGGCTTCATAGTAGAAGCGCCATTGCTGCTCGGCGGGCTGCACGACATCCTGCAGCGCAGTGTTCAAAAGCTGGGCGCCGTAGTAGGCCCCTCCGGTCGTCTCTTCGGAGAAGAACTCCGGGTAAACCAGAGCGCCGCCGGCCATCTTCTTGCCCCGGCGCACGAGCGCCCACATCGTCGGGCAAGGCAGAAGCACCTGGTCGCCAACGACAGGCGTGACGTACTTCTGCACGATCGCCTGGATGGTGTTGACTAACTGCGCTGGAGGTGTCGAAATCCCAGTTCCGATTACGCTAGCCACGGTGGTTCTCCTTGAAAGTCAGATCGCTCTACTGCACTGGCCCGTCCAATGACGGAATGTCCGGGTCATTGGCGACCATTTCCGAAGTCAACTCACTCAAATTCTTGATGGGCGCTTCCTTCGCGCCCTTCTGCGAAGCGAAGCGGCCAGCAGGCTTGGGGATCGAGTCCATCTTCTTCTGCTTGTCCCAGTCCACGCGCGCGGCAGCCACGGCCTTTTCCTCAGCGGCCTTGATGCGGTCCGCTTCCGTCGCTCGGTACAGGTATTTTTCGACCGTCGGCAAACCCATGTTGTCGAGTTCATGCGCGGCCAGAACTTCCTGCACGACTTCCTCGAATTTCTTGTCCTTGGGCTTGATGGGAGCCTCGGCCCACTGGCGGCGCATGCGTTCCAGAGCATAGATGGCCTGGGAAGTGTCGAGGGATTTCTTCATCTCTTCGGAGCGGGCGAGAGCGTCCTTCGCGTTCTTGGCCAGTTCGTCGAAGACCGGAACGATGTCCTCGTAGAGAGGATTCTTGCGCCAGTCGGCGGCGTTGCCGGGTTCATCCGGTTTCTTCGTGTTGGCGGCCATTTCCTTCTGGGCTTGCTGGAGAGCCGTGAGAATCTGCGCGGCCTCTCCGGCCACGCGCTCGGCCTCTTTCCTCTGGGCGGCGGCGGCTTTCGTTTCCGTGTCCACGCTCGACCGGAAGCCTCGGATGTCGGACAACTTGAACGTCACCCCATCGGGGCCAGTGAATGCCAGGTCATCGGCGGCTGCGGCGTCTGCGATAAGCTCTGCGAGTGTCTTGGCCATCGGTACTCTCCTCTTACATTCCAATTCCAGCGGGTTTCGGCAACTGCGGAGCCCCGCTTGCTCCTCCTGGGGGTTGCGGTTGCGGAATGGCCGACATATTGATTGGCCCTCCGACCGCATTCAGTGTGGCTTGCGCCTGCTGCAATTCCTTGATGGCGGCGTCCAAGCCCTTGAAAGTGGAAACCAGAGCGCGGGATGCGGCTGGAGCCCGGAAGGCCAACGTGGGAATCATGTCCGCTATCTGCTTCTTCAGTTGATTCACGAGTTTTAGCGCGTAATCGGGATCCGCTCCCTGCAATTCTCTGGTCGCGGGCCCCATAGACTCTTCGCCACCCGCTCCGGGAGCCCCACCGGGGCCTCCGGGTCCGCCTGCTCCGCCCAGTTTGGACTTGAGCATTTGGAGGATGAGCTGCGGATTGGCTGCGCCGCCCATTTATCCCTTCGGGGGAGCTCCGCCCTTGCGCGCGCCACCCTTGAAGTTTCCGTGAGTCAGCCCCATGGGGTCGGGAGGATCGAATGCGGAAGGCACATTGGCCGTTTCCGGGTCGTTGCCTGTCCGGTTGCCCTCTTCGTTGATGGGGGTAATCAGTTCGTCGTACCCGCCCTTTTTCAATTTGTCCGGCATGCTGTTCTCCTTCTGGAAGAGGGGGGAGGAAACCCTCCCCCAGCCTTCCCCAAAACTTCCTGCTTACTTGCGCTTCCCGCCGCGGCGGTGCTTCCGGCCTCTGCGTGCCATGTGCGCTCCTTTCTCCGCTACGCCCCTTGCGGGACAGATCGCAACTAGCGGTTACAAACTCAGTACCGGCCGCCCTTGCGCTTGCCGCGTCCGGTGGAAGTCCGGCGAATCTTTCTCGATCGCATCAGTGGGCTCCTTCGACAATTTCCGTCTGCAGCGGATTGCGCGCGTCGCCGCATTTCCGAATGGTTGCTGCGCCCATGCGGAACAGGTACGCCATAAAATCCTCTTCCTTCGGATAACGCTCGCGGATGGATTTGTGCGCGAAAAACGGGACGGAGGGAACTTCATTCACGGCAACTTGCGCTAAATAGTATTCGCCGTGATTGATGGAATCCAGTTCGATGAGGCTTGCTCGGTCCACGGCTGGGAGTTTGGAGCGTAAAACTATCTTCTGGCAATAGGGTCATTTCCCTCTTACAAATGGGATGTGCTTCCAAAGACGGCCACTCGCCACTCTTCGGGCCGTTGATGTTTTGATATTTAGGGAACGGACCAGAAATCTCCATTCTTTAATTCGCTCGATGTATTGTTTTTTTGCGGTTCTAACTTGTTTGTCTGCTGCCCGTAGTTGCATTACTTTTTTTTCATTGAGGACCGCACGGCCATTTCTTTCGCCCCACGTATGCCGCATTTTACTAGCTGAATCAAGCATATTGTCTCTATGAGTCCCCGAGAACAAGTGGGTGTTTCTTACGCAGGATCGATTATCACAATGATGAAGAACGTGAATTCTTGCTCTCCCATTTTTCTTTCTTTTTGGCAAAGGTCTTCCGTAAATTTCCCATGCTAGGCGATGGGCAGTTTCCACTTTGTCTCCTGTCCAAAACACCCCATATCCGGCTCCATTGATTGCCGCTGTCCAAATCCAGCATTGGCCTAATTCAGGAAGGTGTGGAGGGATGGGACCGTCTTTGTTTACATGTCCCCAGAAGCGTTCCAGCCAATCCTTGTCAAGAAAGATTCTCATTACCAAATTCTATCAAAATAAGATATGTTTGTCCTCATTCAAAAGGAGTTAGGGGCATTTCCTCTTCAATGTGTATCCATAAACGGTTGGACGCATCGCGGTAGACGGGAATATCGAGTGCGGCGAAGGTACCATCGGCGCACATCTGGCGGATTCTTCGTTTCGTTTTCCCGTAGAGTTTCGCGGCGTAGGGAACGCTTCGCCAGTGATAGTGAACCGGAAAAGAGGCGTGCGCTAGGAGAGTCGTATGTGTCTCTTCGCTCACTTCTTGATGCCCTTGGCGATAGCGGCCATCGCCATTTCTTTTTCGAGTGCTTCGCTAATTTCTTCCGCGTCGGGAATGTCAAGAAGGTCGAGCGCATGTCGTGTGCTCATCATTCCAGCCTTCTTCAGTTCGATGACCATGGAGCGCAGCGCGCTCTGAGACATCGGCCTGACCGCGCCTTCCGGCACCTGCACTTCGTAATCGTCCGCACCTTCAGTGGGCTTCCAAGTCGCGGTGCTATCTTTATCGCGGAAGAAACGTTCCTCGGTGTACGCAGTGGCCATCGTGTAGAACAGAAGCTCAACGGTTTTCTGGATGGACCAGGAAAATAATCTGGCCACTAACCGCGTTCCGGATTGCGACTGCGATACCGCCGCTTCGAACAGGTCCGGTCCCACGTTTCCCGGATTGAGGTTGCCCTGTCTTGCCGCTGTCGCTCCGCGCAATTCTTTCTGCAAGGCCAGGAGCTTCATCGGATATTCGGTCTGCTGCGCGCCAAACGGCGTCGGATACTTGATTTCGATACCGCCCTGCGGCGGGGAATTGGCGGCCACCACCACGATTTCTCCCGGCAGACCGCCGACGGAGTTCGCCGTCAACCCCGTCGTCTCGTGAATAATCATCATGCCGTTGTTCATGCGCTTGGCATTTTCGAAGATGTTGGTCATCTGCTGCTCGGCGGCATCCTGCAAAGACTTCGTGTACTTGCTGGGAGCAGGACACCACACGCTATCCCACGGCGGAACCGCCCATACGGGGACTACCGGCGACATATCGAACAACGGAATCCAGGAATGGCCGTCGGAGAGAATCGTGCCTTCGCATTCGACGATCATGCGCCCTTGCGGATATTTCGGAAGCAGGTCGGGAACCGGAAGATTCTTTTGTTTGAAGAAAGCGGCTTCCGCATCGGTCACTTTGCGCAGCGTCGTGTCTAGGCAGTAGCAAGTCCTTCGCCGCATCGGGCCGTCGGTGGTAGCCGATTCCCCTTGCGGCAAGCCACGCATGGTGACCGACATGGGACCGGGAGGCATCTCAATTGCTCCCGCCGCGGCTCCCGATAGATTTTCAGCTTTGGCCGTGGAGCGTTTGATCGCGTCGGCATGGTCCGGCGATTCTCTCTTGATCTGGTCGAGGTAAACGTGGTCTTCGATGACTACCCAAGACCAATCCGCCGGCCACGGGCTGATGGGGTCCACGAAGACATGCTGCTGCTTTCTGGCTCTCAGCCACACATTGCCCTTGCCGCGCTTGGCCAGCGGGTCGTTGCCCACCTGCAGGAACGAGGTGCCCGAGAACTGCGCGTAAATCTGCGCCATGAGCGTTTGCAGGTTGAAAAACTCTTGGCGCCAGTGCTCCTTGAAGGCGTTCTCTCTTTCCTTGTCGCGGTCGCCTTTCTTGTGGATGAACACGCGCATGTTCGTGTCCGTGGACTCTTCGGCTTCGGCAAGGAGGAGTAATTGCAGTTGCGGAGCGGCGATGCGGGGCCTGAAGGTGGGCATGCGTCTGGTGCGCTCGAAGAGATTGTAAAAATTGGAGCAGTCCTCGTCGTGGTTGGGTCCGTAGACTTGCTTCCTGGCGTCTTCCGATTGCTTGATTAGCTCATCGATCTGACGGCTTCTGATGTCTTTCGAGGATGCGTCGTTATCCGTCTTGGGGGAACCACTGGAAGCTACGGTACGAAAGTTGGTGTAGGGAGCCATCAGTGGACGCCTTTCACTTTGGCTATTTTCAAGCCCAGCTCGGCCCCTTCAAGGAAGATTCGCACTTCATCGATGGGGCTGCCCGCTCCGCCAGAAGGAGTGAATTTCATCTTCTCGTCGATCTTCATGGACAGTTCGGTGATGTCCTTGGGGGTCATGATCTCGCAGAGCACTCCGAAATTCTCCATGAGCCTTCTCTGGTACATCTTCCACGCTTGCGCGGCATTGGTGGCATTCAGCGTATTGAACTCCTTGCCTATGCTCGTCAGCACTTCCGCGGCCTTTAGGACTCGCCCCTGCTCGCTGGCGCCACTGTCCTGAGTTGCAATGGAATTTTCCCCTCCGCTACTGCTTTCGCCACTGCCTGCCGCCTCGCCGCTGCGTCCTCCATGTCCGCCAATTCCTCGTCCGTCCGCACGGTCCTCTGCTGCGTTTCGCGTTCGGCGGTGACTCTTGCTCTTTCGAGTGGCGCGGTTTCGGCTGGCTTTACCCATGCGTGAGACTCCGGCTGCACGACCAGAGCGCGACCGAAATTCGATGTGGCCGTCAGGACCACTTCGCTCGTTGCTCGGTCGAAGTCTACGACCAGAAGATGTCCCTGGTCAATGGAATCGTAGTCGCATGCCTTAATGCGCAACTCGCCTTTGTTTGCCAGGACGATGGCCAACAGCAAGCGGGCCACCGATTTAGGGTCTTGTATTTCGATCTGATGTGCGGGCATTATTCCTCCTCAAGAGACTCCAACTTCGTCGAACTCCTCGTCATTCGGATAGCGTTCCACTTTCCCCATGATTTTCTTGAAATGATTTTGCAGTGCCAATTGCGCGTCGTCTTGAATCTGTTCGCCGCGCGCGCCCATTTTGCTTCGCACTTCGTCGTTTTCTTCGGATTCCTGGCTCTTGGCGGTGTTCATGTTTCTTGGCGGAGCCCACTGGCGCATGGATACGTTCGCCAGCATGGCCCCGAAGAGAATGTCGTCGTGGCCCTTCTTCACGTCCACCCGTCCGGTCTCTTTTCTCGTGCACATTCTCACTTGGGCAGCGAGCAAGTCGTCGTAGAGCGTAATACCGTACTCGCCGTTCGTTCCCGCGCCTTCGCGGAGCGCCGCGCGGAACATTTCAAAGAGCATGGTGCGCGTGTGCTGCGTGGTTTCATACCAGACCGCGTTGCGCCCGCTGGCCCATGTTCCAACCTTGTCGTCTTTTCCTTTCCAGCGGTAAAGATTTGGATATTTAAGCAGATCCCTGACGACATAGAGCGTTCCGTAACCATAACCTCCCGTAAGTTCCCCGTTAAGCATGGCCCGATTGTAATGTCGCCCAAGACTGTTGAGATAGCACCCGTGGACTTCGGGGACAACGTGACCGGCGTAACGAAACACCTGCCGGCCGGTATTTCCGTCGAAGCCGACGTTGGCGGCGAAGTCGCGCGCGTCTTTTTCATCGTCTCCCCTCGCGGCATCGGCGCCGACGTAGTAGAAATGCCCCGGTATGGGGTCTTCCCAGATGCACAAGTCGCCTCTGGCATGCTCTCTCAATTTCATGCTGCCGTCGTCGGTCTGATCGATGAAGCCCTGCCATTTGGGTTCCTTGACGTTGTGCGCGGCCCACTGGCGTTCCACTTCCTCGAAGGCAGGGAATCCCGAAGTGATGAAACTCTCTTCCCAAGTCGTCGGAAATTCCTGGTGGAAAAGTTCCAGCATGCCGCCGCATTCGGGGGAAGCGATCTTCAGGCGTCGCCACGCGAGTTGCCCTTTGGTGATGCCGCGCTGGAGGAGTTCCTTTTCTTCCTTGTCCACGGGAGCATTTTTGGCAATGGCCGGGTCGGCCACGCAGGCGGGGTCATCCACCCAGGAAAGGAATACCGCTTCGTATTCCGAGCGGCGTTCGACGGCATCGAGCCACATTTCGTAGAACGTTTCCCCGTCGCCGTCCATGCCGTTCGGCGTGGATTCGATGATGATGATGGTGTCCTTGTGCGTGGAGACGGCGGGAATGATGGACGTGAACGGCTCGGCGGACTTATAGTGAGCCGCTTCGGAAAGATGCAAAGCGGAAAGCGTGAAGCCGCGCCCCGAGGTATCTTTGCCCGCAGTGATGATTTGCAAGAGCGATTCGGCATCCTGGTGTGGAAACGTGATTTCGCGTTCCACGTCGCGCAGATTCAGGAAATGCGCCTGTTTGGCAAAGCCCTTGGGAATCGAGAAGAGAGCCTTCGAGGATTTGAACTCGTGCGCGGCGATGAGCGCATGCGCTCCCGGCAGCCAGCAGCAATGCGCAAAGAGCAACCCTTCCGCCCAGGAAGAGACTCCGACTCTGCGGGATTTATCCACGACGATACGGACGGGCTTGCCCTTTTCTTGTTGTTTGCGAGCGACGGTGTGAATCTTCTTCTGATTGAAATTCAGAACGAACGGAACGCGCTTGTGGGAGTCGCGGTCCCGGATGGCAAAGCGGGCGAGAAACCGTTCTGCGGCGTTCAGTTCCACTCAGCGGCCATCCCCACCCATCGCGCCCTGCTGTTGGCGAACCCAGAGGTTATGACAAATCTCCGAGCAGAAGTAGAGTGAATGGATGATTTCAGGATTGTTTTTGTCCTTCAGGTCTTTCTTGGCAATCCATTTCGGCCGGCCATTCGAGAGTGTGCCGGACATATCTTTCCCGCAGTGCGGCCCCGCGCACTTCATCAGCCGATACTCGTTGCCGATGCGCTGATTTATGATGGCCCCGGCGAGTTCGGTAATCTTGCGCAAATCCTCGAGATAGGCCATGGCGCGCGCGAGCGGCAATTCATGGAACGGCGTGAGCCATTCCTTTTGCTCCTGCTGCACGCTCTCCCAGCGGGAGAGAATTGCATCGCGGCGCACTTCGGAGATGTGTTTCGTTACACGGGCAACGGCTGCTTTAGCCATGGTCTTGTTCCTCTTTCGCTGCAAGTTTGAATCTCACTACTTCCGTAGGAGGATTGCATTCGAGGCAGTAGATGACGACGAGATTGTCGTTGGGATATTCGCGGATGCGGTAGCGCGATTCTTTCTTGTGGTACATGCAGCCGTACTGGCAGGCCGTAACTCTCTTGGCCCCGAGGATGACTTTACCGTCGGGCAATGGCTCCTCCTCGTGCAAAGCCGCCCAGAATAGCCATGGCGTGATCGATCAATTCCTGTTTCTGTCCGGCGTCGCAGCGCACGCCGTAGCGTTCGAGTCTCAGGCCCATCTCGTCCATTTCGTCGCGGATGATGTTGTGCACCGTTTCATCGAGGTCCAGCGATTGCTGGCGCGCGGGAGTGGGCGCACCGGGAGCCTGAAATTCCGGGGGATCGGGGATGGAATCCACGGCGACGACTTCGCGGGGCGCTTCGGGAACGTCGATGGCGGGCTGGATACCGAAGGCATCGGCGAGCTTCTGCGAATACTTCATGGGCGGATGGCCGCAGCGCTGTTCCGGCTGCGGGCGTTTTGGTTCAGACAAAGATTTTTCTCCTCTTCTCCCAGCGTCTTGAAATCTCTTCCTGTTCCCGTTTGCGCTTCGCGGCATCCTCGAATTTGCTCTTGTCGCGGATGTTGTCCTTGCTCACGGCCTGAATCAGTTCGCAGGTGCGGCATTGAAAGACCCAGGCTTCGTCCGACTCGTTCAGCAGGACGACATCCGACTTCCAGCAGCCGCCTCCGTTGACCGAATTAGCGCATTTCGGGATCTCGGCCACTCTGCATCTCCTTGAATTTTTGTCCCATCAGCAGGGGGACATCGCGGCGCGTGAAACGGGCGAAATTCCCTCCCCACCATCTCCGTCTCCAGCGATAGAAGGACATCGGCACTCCGTTGCTGTGGTCCATCTGCCGGTGCCATTTCTTTCCCTGCTCCCAGTGATTCGCTCCGGTATGCCAGGCAAGGAGATAGCGTTCGTAAGCCTCGTGTTCGACGCTGAGAACGAAAATGCGGTCCTTGTGTGAGAGGTTTTTGGTCTTGCCGCCAGCTTGGCCGAAGAGAATTTGTCGTGCGCGGAAGCGCCGCAGATAGGCTTCGTGCTTGGCCTGTTTCTTTTCCAGGGCCAGCGCCCGGCGTATCTCTTTTGGGGTGGGAAGCGTGTCGTCCACGGCCAGAGCATAGGTTTAAATAAGGGAAATGGTCAAGAGGGAAATTTTCCACTTGCAACGCCGTTCTAATAGGGGTATAAGAAGTTCCGGGAGCCAGCCATGACCGTAACGGAAGCCGAACGCCAGAAGATCATCCAGGACATCGAGGAAAAAAGGAAACGCGAACTGAGCGAGAAGATGCGCGCGCTCGGCAAAATCCGCTCGGTGAAGAAGCGCCGCGCCGCGCTCAAGAACGTGAAGAAGGCCCAAGCCGCGAAGTGGGGCAAGAAGTTTCCGGGGCTGAAATGAAGCCGCTGTACTCCATCTGCATTCTCGCGCACAACCGTTTTGACCTGACGATGAAATGCCTTTCTTCGGTTTTTGCAACTCGCGTGAAGGCTAAGGAAGTAGAAATCATTCTTGTAGATAATGCCTCGACGGATGAAACACAGAATCTAGAAAATACAAAATCGATTCTGCCTTTCTTGAGCTATATCTTCATCCGCCGCGAAGTGAACGATGGCACGAACGGCTACAACGTGGGCCTCGCGCACGCGAACGGCGTGTACTTCGTCACCTTGAACAACGACATGATCGTTTCCGGCGACTGGTTGACTCAAATGCGCCGGCCGTTTCTCGAAGACCCGCAAATGGCGTTGACGGGCGGGAGGAGCGCTCCTTGTTATCTGAATGAAGCGGGCACGGGACATCCCATCGAGAACGGCAACCCCGATTACGTGGAAGGGTCTTGCATGATGGCCTTGACGCACATCGTCAGGAAATACGGCCTGTTCGACCAAGCCTATCGCTTCGGCTACTGCGAGGATTCGGATTTGTCGCTCAGGCTGAGGAAGATGGGCTATCACATCGCGCACGTCAACGCTTCGGTCGAGCACTTGCACAGTCAGACCATGCCGCTGGCGGTTAAGGCGGGAATTGACATTGACGGCTTTCACGCCATCAACCACGTCACGCTCCGGCGGAGGTGGGGGAAATATCTCAAGACGCGCAGCTTCAAGGAAAAGATTTTGATTCGCAGGACGATGGCCATGGGCGACGTGCTGCTGACGACTCCGGTCATTCGCAAGCTCAAGGAAGAGAATTGCGAGGCGGAGATTTATGTGGCCACGGAGCATCACGAAGTCTTCAAGAACAATCCCGACGTGGCTGGGGTCGAGCGGGCATTTCAGGACACTTCGAGTTTCGACCGCATTTTCAATCTCGATTGCTGCTATGAAAACACTCCGAACCGGCACATCGTAGACTCCTATGCGGAAGCCTGCGGCGTGACGGTAGAGGATTACTTCCCGCACATCTATCCATCAAAGGAAGAACGGGAGTTAATCCGCTACATGTTCCCGGCGAGAAACTACGCGGTGATTCATTCGGGGCCGCATCGCGGGACCGAACCCGTGGAAGGCCGGACGGTGAGCGCAGAGTTGATGCAATCTATCCGTGCTTACCTGGAGGGAAAAGGTTTCGATATTTACGAGGTCACGGACACTTTACCCCTGCATCGTCTTGCGGCGGTCATTGAGCACGCGTCTTTATTCGTCGGCGCCGATTCTGGCCCGATGCACTTGGCGCAAGCGGCGATGATTCCGACGGTGGGGATCTTCGGCGCTGTGAATCCTTTCTACCGCTTGGTCAATGGGATTCCGTTCCTTCAAGGGGTATCGGCGCCAGCGCAGAATGTCGGATGTCTCGGCTGCCATCATCTCTACGAGCCTCCGATGCTGGATAGCAAGTGCATCCGCACGGGAGAGGACTTTAACCGCTGCATGAAGAGAATCAACCCGGAAGACGTGTTCCGGGCCATCGAATTCGTCCTGGAGAAAAAGAAAATGTACCTTGAAACGAGCAAGATTCGGGAATTGGTGCTCCCGCATCTGGTGGGGCATGGATTGGACATCGGCTGTCAGCGCGACCCGATTACTCCGGACTGCGTGACCTTCGACAGACAGCCTTGGCCGGAAGTGACCCAGACGGGTGATGCCCGCAAACTTCCGTTCGGGGATGCGACTTTCGATTTTGTCTGGTCGTCGCACTGCCTTGAGGACATTCCCGACACGGATGCGGTTTTGCGGGAGTGGTTGCGCGTGCTCAAGCCCGGAGGAACGATTGGCCTGTACGTTCCGCACCCGGAGCTTTACAAGGGAATCAACAAGGACCACGTGGTAGCAGGTTTCAGGCCCGAAGTTCTCTGTGAATACCTGACCACTCTGGGCTGTTCGATCATCGCTGCGGTGACACATGACCTTCCGGGGCCGGTCCATCCCTGCCATAGTTCGCTTTGCCTTGCGAGGAAGGCATGAGCTACGGATTTTCAACTGGAAAGATTCCGCTCAGTACGGGGGATGCGGAGCGGATTCGCGGGGCTTACATCAACAGTGAAAAGGTCGGTCTGTTTGGCACCTGCATGGTTTTCCAGCGGGAGGGGATTTACGCGCGCTACTACGACGAGGGTCGGCCATGAAGATCGCCGTGGTGTATCTCGCGTGGAAGCCGTTCGGTGTGGTGCCCGTCACGCGCTTTTTGTCTTCCTATCTCGCGCATCCGGCGGGCATCGAGCACGACTTAATTGTTCACGAATCCAGCCAGGGGCAGGACGTTTCGGCGTACTACCACGTCGCGGAGAGTATTGACCACGACTATGTGTGTTTCGTGAACACGGAGGCGCTAATTCTGGCTGACAACTGGCTTCTGAAGATGGCCAGTCTGGCGCAGCGCGACGGCATCGGTTTGGTGGGCGCATTCGCTTCCTGGGAGGGCTGCCCAAACGGAACGGCGAAATTTCCCAACGCGCATATCCGCTCCAACGGTTTTCTCATCCGAAGAAGGGCGCTGCTTTGGTATGTGTATCCGGTAGAGACCAAGCAGGACTGCTACGAATTCGAGAGCGGGTCCGTCAGCCTGAGCAGAATGATCAGAAATCATGGCCTGCTCACCGTGCTGGCGACAAAAGAATCTTTCTACGGTGCTCCGGGAGAATGGGCGGAGAGCAAGACATTCCGATTGGGCAATCAGGAGAATCTTCTTCTCTCCGATCGGCAATCCCGGCATTACGACGAAGCAAATGCGGAGGAGCGCAAGCGCCTGACGGAGCTTGCTTGGGGGAAAGCATGAACTGCCGAAGCTGCGGAAGCGAACGAACGGAGATGGTCTTCTCCTTGGGCGACATGCCCTTGCCGAATCTCTTGCTCGACTATCCCGGAGAGCCGTACTCCAAATATCCTCTGGACCTCTTCGTCTGTTCCGATTGCACGCTCGCGCAGTTGGGCGCTACGGTTCCGCCCGAGAAGATGTTCACCGACTACACTTTCCTGACTTCCTGTTCGGCGCCGTTCGTGAAGCACGCAGAAGATCTGGTGGCGCGGATGGTCGCGCGCGGCGCGGAATTCCTGAACAAGAATTCGCTGGTCGTGGAGATTGGCTCGAACGACGGCTATCTTTTGCAGCATTACAAGAACCGCGGCATCCCGGTCCTGGGCATTGATCCCGCCGGCCCGCCGGCGATGAACGCGCAGATTCTGCATGGCATCACGACCCTGCAGATGTACTTCACGAACGAGCTGGCGGAGAAGATTGTTGCGGGGCGCGGGCAAGTGGAAGTGATTCACGCCAACAACGTGCTCGCGCATGTGCCGGACGTGAACGACTTCGTAAAGGGCATCAAGACGCTCCTGAAACCAGAAGGCGTGGCCATCGTCGAAATACCGAACGCGGAGTATCTGACCTTCGACCAGATTTATCACGAGCATGTGTTCTACTTCACGCCATTGTCGCTCACGCGGCTATTCGAGCGGCACGGCCTATGGGTTACATCCTTCGAGTGGATCGAGACGCATGGGGGCTCGATCCGCGCTTTCGTGTCGCATGCGGGACATCTTGCGGCGGAAGCTGTTCCTTCCTCGCTGTTCGACTGGAACGTATTCGCGCTGCGCGCCGATTTGGTGCGCAACAGGCTCCGGGAGATGCTGACGCTTTTGCGTCCGTACAGGATTGCCGGGTTCGGAGCTTCGGCGAAGGCCACGATTCTTCTTAACTATATCGGAGAAGCTGCTGAGAACATTGAATATATCGTGGACGAGACTCCACTGAAACAGAGGAAGTTCATTCCGGGACCGGGCATTACGGTGATGTCGCTGGAAAGCATGAAAGATTGGCCGCCAGACTATCTGATGATTTTCTGCTGGAACTATGCGGAGCAGGTGATGGCGCGGTTTCCCGAATTCAAGGGGCGGTTCATTGTGCCGCTGCCCTCGCCGGTGATTTTATGATTGACGTATTCCTCCGCTTCGCTCCCGCGACTCCCCTGCGCATGCACTTAGCTTCGGCGGTCTTGTGCCGCTGGCTGGAAGAAGCCGAAGCGAACATCCACTGTTTGTTCATGCGCGGCACCTATCCCCAGGAACTATTCCCCGGCCTATGCGAAGTGGAACTCTTGGAGGCGGACTTCTGCTGGACGACGCGCAACTACGCTGAGGAGCGTGCGGCGGGCGAGTATTACATCCTCGCGGACGACGATCATTTGATTCTCGGAGAGCATTGGGTGGAGCGGGCGGTGCGGGGAATCCGCGAAGGTTACGGCATCCTCGCGGCACGCAGCGTGATTAGCCCGGAGCGTTTCGAGAATTTGGACAATCTCTACGTCGGCTGTCCGGCAATCATCCGCAAGGGCGCAGTGGACTACCACCTGCTGGAAGGGTCGCCGAACCAGCAGGATGGAATCATCTGCGCCGCGATGCGCAAGAACGGCTTCCAGACAGGATTCATCGCTGGGCTCGACTACAACCATCTGGGCTTCGGATTCTCGCAAGTGGAACCTTTATTATGGGGGAGGTACTGATGACTGCGAAAGATTGCCGTGGCGTACTCTATGATTTCTCGGAGATGCACCCGAACCCTGAAGCCATCGATCCGCGCAAGATGCACATTGCCGTCGAGATTCTGAAGGCATCGGCGCTTTGGGAGATAGCCGCGCAACTCGCGGAAATGAACGAAAAGGGCAAGGCGGTGCTGCAGTGAAGCGCAAGCCACCGAAACGCGCGAAGAAGCGCAACTGGAATGAAGCCATCGCCGCGGCGCCCATCTTGGGCATCGGCAAGGCTCCTGACGACTGGCCCACGGAAGCCGAGTGGCACGCCTGGCGCAAAGCGAAGGAGCAGGACGCCAGAATCAAGGCCCGAGTGCTGGAGCACATCTACGGCCTCTACGGCCCTGCCGCGCGGTTTGAATCCATCAAACTCGAGATCCGCGAAAAATTGAAAGCGTTCCAATGAGAATGCTGGACCTGTTCTGCGGGAGATGGGGATGGAGCAAGGCGTTTGCGGCGCGAGGGTGGCTCTGCTTTGGAGTTGACCTCGTGGAATCCCCGAAACCTATAGAATTCCCCGAGAGATATTCTTTTACAAAGGGCGATGTGCTCTGGCTTACGTCAGAGAAAATAAAGAGCGAGTGTATTGATTTCATCTGCGCTTCCTCCCCCTGCGAGCAATTCAGCGTTCACGGCATGAAGCACTTCCACCCGAATCCGAAGTATCCAGAATTGGGGATCAAGCTGTTCAACCACACGCGGGAACTGTGCGAGGCCAGCGGCGTGCCCTACGTCATGGAGAACGTGCGGGCGGCGCAGCAGTTCGTGGGCAACGCAGTGCATCACTGCGGGCCATTCTACCTGTGGGGGAATGCGGTGCCGCCCCTGCTTCACCGAGGAATTAGCAAGAGCATTGACGTTGGCTCGTCGAAGGAAGTTAAGGGAATGACGAAAGAAGAGCGGCGCGTCTATCGAGCGCAGTTTCCTTGGAATCAAGCGTGGAACACATCGCCACAGCGAGGAAGAGACACAGCGAAAGCCGCCACTATCCCTCCCGAACTGGCCAACTGCGTGGCGGATTATGCCGAGCGGATTATCGCCACGCGAACTTTACCCCCTGCGTCTTGAGGACCACCCTTACTCCATAGCCCAAAATTTTTAGGGTTTCCACAGCCCCATCCGAAATTCCTTGCCGCCGGACCGGGGTGCCTGCCTTACACCCCGGCTCCGGTTCGGCCACTAACCCCGGGTGGAAATGTCCGCTGGGGGGCGGGGGGCCCGGGGCCGTGGTACCCCCATCCTACCTAATCCCCAAACGCCGTTGCAAGCAAAACCACCTGGGAAAATATATCGGGGCCTCGGTCTCGTGCTCGCCTAAGCCGGTAAGCGAGGCGGGGGGTTCGGCTTTCTGTGCTGGGGCCCTCCTGTGAGGAAGAAAATTTCCTGTTCGCGCAGCTCGCGCCAATGCTGCGCCAAACGTGTGCCAGTCTGTGAGGTTGTCTTAGCGGCGAGTCTTGCGTGGCGCCCAGCCGGTTGCTTTGCGTTGTCCTCCGGGCTTGCGCTTCTTCGGTTCTTCAGGAGGAAGCGCGTTCACATCGCGCACGCGGTTACACCATATGCACGCGCAACCGAGCTCATGATTGTTCTTACGCGCTGCAGCCTGGTCTTCTTCGCTCCAAACGCGGCCGGCCGGCGCGGGCAATTCCTTCTCTTCTGGCATCGCTTCGGCGGGTGATTGCCGTTCGATCGGTGCGCGCTTCGTTCGCGCCTGGCGAGGTTTGCGTTCCCTGGGATTCTCCTCATTCCACTTCGGCGACTTGCACGACGCGCAGAACCGCGGCATTCCTTCCTCGCCACGCTTCCATTGCGACGGTATCCAAGTGTGACCGCACAGCGCGCACTGACACGCGCGAGTCTCGATGATAGGCATTACGTCCCCCCTCTATGATGCGATTACGTCCCTGTACTCTTATAGCACAACTTTCCGTCTTCGCTAAACTTTCGGTATTGACAAACCCCAACGAAAAGTTTACTCTGTGCGCGTAAGGAAAATGCGCAGCTTTGCCAATAAAAGCGCATCTTTGCTGCAAGAGTACGGATTCGAAACAGTAGAAATAGACTCTCTTCCCTGAGAGGAAAGGATAGATAGAACGTCATGGATACGCAAACTTCGATACGTAAACACTCTTCGCTAACGCAAGTTGTCGTTCCTGAAACGGTCGTAAAACTCCGCTGGATAAATTGCTCGCAAGACGTTGCGGTACATTCTCTCTTGCTTGGCAAGAAGGATTCGGAAGAGGTCCGCACAAAGGTACTCGCACGTTTGGGAATCGTACGCCATGCGGAAGAGTCATTTCTTCAGGCATGGACGCGCGCGATGTGCGAGGAAAACGGGTTTCCCGTCGAGTATCCTGTCTGCGCAGAATTGCGCGAGGCTATCGAATGGAACCCCGAAGTCATGCGCTTTGTCTTCTTTCTCGCGTGAGTGCATCGCCGGGAGACCGCGTGCGCGTGGTCTCTTGCGGGGATACATTCCCTTGGAGTGAACCGTGACAAAGCTACAGTGTCAACGTGCAGCGCGTGAACGTGCAAAACGCATCCGCGAAGCGAGGCTATCGTGAGTCTCTTTCCTGAAACTCAAACGCAAGAAGAGAGGAAGTCATGGCCACCAAAAAAGAGGAGACCGAAGGGGATGTGCTCTAACTGCCGAGGCCAGTATCAGAATCCAGACTTGACCGCGCGGCCGGCAGAGCAATCCTGGCGCTTCACGGAAGACGCAAGATGTGGACTAATCGTCTTACGTCTCTCCGAGCGGCCGCACGGCATGATGAAAGACCACATCAAGGCATGCGGCTTCCGCTTAACCGATGCACCGCTAACCTGGGCTCGCAGACTCGATGCCAACGGCAAAGCTGCCGCCGTATATCTCGCCAAGCAGCTAGAGGAAGAGACCGGATGAAGACCTCACCCACCCAGCGCAGTCTCGCTTATCTCCGCAAGGCAGGATGGACCGCCTGCGTGGTGGAGAAGTGGATCCCGCCGCGCGGCAAGATGAAGTTCGGCGTGCGCATAGACGCTTTCGGATTCGGGGATCTGCTCGCCTGTAAAGACCATTCAGGGGACGGTATGGGCGCTATCGCTCTTGTACAGACCACGAGCCTGTCCAACATGGTCGCGCGCCGCACAAAGATGCTCGCCATCCCCGAGTTTCAGAAGTGGAAGGACGCGGACGGCTTGGTTTTGCTCCACGGGTGGGCCAAGAAAGGGCCGCGCGGAAAGCGCAAGACTTGGCAAGTAGTGGAGGAATTTCTATGAAGCCGCGACAAATCTATGTCATTGAGTGGTGTAACTTTCGTGGACAGTGGGAAGTATGGCAAGGATGGAATTCTGATAACGCCGGAAATTCACGAAACTCAAACACAGAGAAACAGCTTAGGCGAGCACGACGACGTTGGCCAGAGGACAAATTCCGACTTGTCCGTTACTTCCCAGAAAAATAGTGTGCGAATTCCCTTGACAGGCTTGGGTGTTTAGGGTCAATGTAACGACGTTGCAAGAGAAAGAGGAGGGAGTCATGGCCAAACTTAAAGCACAACTGAAACTTCTGCGTGCCTGCGCCGAAGCGGTGGAGTGGGTTGAAGACAAGACCCTGACCGAAGCATGGGCCACCTGTGAACGCGCAGACTGGATGCTGTGGCTGTGCGAGCGCATGGCCGGAAAGCCCGATTGGCCGACGCGGCAGGCGCTGGTGCTCGTGGCATGCGCCTGCGCGGAAACAGTTCTGGAGATATTCGAGAAGAAATATCCGAAGGATGGGCGACCGCGCAAGGCGATTGAGACCGCCCGCGCGTGGGCCCAAGGCAGCGCGACGATTCATAAAGTGCGGAGCGCCGCCGCCGCCGCCTACGCCGCCTCCGCCGCCTCCGCCGCCGCCTACGCCGCCTCCGGCGC